GTGCTCTTTATTCTTAAATGTATTATTATTGGGTCCGTAGGGTTTGGCGCTGTAGAACCCGAAAACCCGTAATTGACTATTGTATCCATTGCAGTCGAAAATGGCACAGAGTTGTATGTCTCCTTAACATAATAATTTGGAACTGTGGAAGTAGCCACAACTGGCTGGTCGTCAATCGAATAAATCTCAAAATCGAGCCCACGAACTCCTTGTTTTAGTATGGTCTGCAAGGAACATGTGCTTACAAAGTCATTTTTGTATGTTCCTCCACTACAACAGTTGTATGCCGTTTTAATGTAATAATCTTTGAATGTAAAATCCTTGTATTCGGGTTTAGTGTAATCTATGGGTACAATGTAGCTTTTGGTTTGACCATTTGAATATAAGGCGTGCATTGCAGCACACTCTCTGTTATTCAAGTTGACCATATAATATAAATAAAGCAATATCAATATAACAAATATTACTATCAGCACAAAAATGGCATTGCCTACAAACTCTTCCTTAAGTGAAAGCATATCTTTTGTGGCTTTTGAAATAAATTCTGATGCTTTTTTTTGGATTGATGAAGTTGATTGTTCCATATCTAATCTATGATAATATATTTATTATATATTATTATTCAAAAAAGTTAAAAATATACATATAAGTTATATAAACAATGCCAGGCGGTTTAATGCAATTAGTATCTGAAGGACAACAAAATATTATTTTAAACGGCAATCCATCAAAAACCTTTTTTAAATCAACTTATGCAAAATATACTAATTTTGGTCTTCAAAAATTTAGAGTCGACTTTGAAGGTTCAAAAACTTTGCGTTTATCGGAGCCCTCTTATTTCACTTTCAAAATCCCCCGTTACGCCGACTTATTGATGGACTGCTATTTGTCCATCGACTTACCTAATATTTGGAGTCCAATTGTGCCACCTAATTCTGATGAAACCAGTCCAAGTTATAATGGCGGTCAATGGATTCCCTATGAATTCAAGTGGATCGAATATTTGGGGGCTCAAATGATTTCTAAAATTGAAATCACATGCGGTAATCAAACCTTGCAAGAATTCTCAGGAGCATATTTGGTCGCAATGGTGCAACGCGATTTTCTTGCTGGAAAGCGTGCCCTATTCGAAAAAATGGTTGGTCATGTTCCTGAGTTGTTTGATCCCGCAAATGCCGGAACTCGCGTCAACTCTTATCCAAACGCTTTTTACATTAAAAACCAGGCCGGTGCGGAGCCGTCAATTCGCGGACGCACATTATATGTGCCTTTAAATGCGTGGTTCAATTTGAAAAGTCAAATGGCGTTTCCTTTGATTTCTCTGCAATATAATGAATTGCACATCAATGTAACAATGCGTCCTATTCAAGAATTATTTCAAATTCGCGATGTCTTTGACGCAACCAATAATTTCCCTTATATTGCACCCAACTTTAATCAATACTATATGCAATTTTATCGCTTTTTGCAGACACCACCCGATATAGAGTTAGGTGCTGGGTCTTACTCAGATTTAAGAACGCTATGGAATGCCGATATTCACTTGAACTGCACTTATTGTTTCTTATCAAATGAGGAATCACGAGTTTTTGCACTCAATGAACAAAAATATCTTTTCAAACAAGTGAGAGAAAAGATTTATTATAATGTAACAGGTGCTAATAAGATTTCTACTGACTCGATTGGTATGATTTCTAATTGGATGTTTTATTTCCAACGCAGTGATGCCAATTTGCGCAATGAGTGGTCCAATTACACGAATTGGCCATATCGTTATATTCCCAACGATTTGATACAAGCACCCACGGAACCCACGGATGGGACATACACGATTATTAGAGACGGGCAACCTGTTACAATCGGTCCTGGTGTAAATAGCGATGGAAAATTGACGGGGTGGATGATTACTGGGTTATATAATTTTGAAAACATTAAGAATATTTTAGTCACTATGGGTGTTTTGCTCGACGGCATATATCGAGAGAATGACCAACCCGCTGGTGTCTACAACTATATTGAAAAATATACTCGCACTGATGGTAATGCGCCAGATGGCCTCTATGTTTACAACTTTTGTTTGCATAGTTCGCCGCTTGATTTGCAACCTAGTGGGGCAATGAATATGAGTCGTTTCACCACAATAGAGCTAGAAACAACAACAATTACGCCACCTTTGGACCCTTATGCACAATCATTAGCAATTTGTGATCCACAAACTGGTAATGTTATTGGTATAAATAAACCGACATGGAGAATTTATGATTACAACTTTAATATGGTTTTATTTGAAGAACGCATCAATATGATTACATTTGTTGGTGGAAATTGCGGTCTTATGTATGCTACTTAGAATTGGGAATAGCAATTATTATTATTTTATATTCTCTGTATAAAATAATGGAAAGGTCTACTACCGGAAAACGCAAAGCAGAGGAACAAGGCTCAAAGGGTCGCATTGGCTTCGACCCAGACACTTGCAGTTGGTTTGAAAGTCATGTTGGCAATTTTTTTATTACTAATGATAAAAAAGATATATTTCTTTTTGGAAAGGGAGATTTTGGTTTTACCAAATGGCCAACAAGAACCATAGAAGGACCACAAACATTGCAAACACTGCAAACGCCGTCCACTACAAGAAACGCGGTTTTTCTTGTAAATCCCGCCGGAAACCAAATAATATTTTTTAAACCTATAGATGATGATATATGGAGTTCAGATTCAGCTAATGGGGGAGAAGGCTTTCATAAAAAAGCACTTGATGTATTAACAAAATTAAAAAGTTTTGGAATTATGTCTCAACAACCATTTTTTGTTTCAATGGACACACCTTTGAAAACTGTGTTAAACGATGATCACACTTGGCATAAAGACAATTTTCCTATGATTTTTATGCCACAAAATTTTCAAACAGCACTGCAAAACGCATTTGGTAGAGGCGAATATGGTTTTGACACAATTTCAAATTACACAATGATAGAATATACAAGCAAATGCGCATCAACGGCTGTTAAACTTCCTGGGACTAAATGCGACTATGCAAGATTTGAAGCTGATAAGGGAGTTGTGGTATGTGTAAATAATATAGACTTGGTTCATTCATCACCCATTGTAGACCGTGACACAGAGTCTACAATTGACCGCGCACAAGGAAATGAAACAATTTTAAGCGGAGTAAAAAAATCAAGACCCGGATTTTTTGCAAGATTTTTTAGTCAATGCGAAGAAACAACAGACATTAGTAGGTTATTATATAGAACGCAAATAAAGGTCGTTAGTCAAGACGCAGCAGATGCTATAATTGCAGATGGTTCTTTAGTTAAAGAGTCATTACCTTTAGTTTTACCAGAATCGGGTACTTTATCATCATTTCAAAGTTTTACTCTTTCTAAATATTTAACTACTAGAGGAAGATTTCAGGAAAGAGGTGGTGCAAGAAAACGCAAAACAATGCGTAAAAGATCTAAAAACTTTAAAAAAACAAAAAAGTCAAAGACCAAGCGAAGGAGTACTATTAAAAAACGCGTTAAAAAATAAAAAGCGTTATTTAATTATTATTTTATCTGCGGCGAATGGATCTTCTTTTATTTTTCTTAGATTTGTTGTGTTTTGACTTGTTGCGCTTCGACTTGTTGCGCTTCGACTTGTTGCGCTTCGATTTTTTGCCTCCAGCTAAACCAGCTAGCTTGGCTGCTACTAATGCAGCTCCAGCAGCTGTTAAAATGTATATAGCGCATTGTCCCATCATATCGCACACACTGAATTTATTTCCATTTAGCCTTGTGTTTCTTAATGCTACTCTTAGTGGTTCGTCTACTGAACCATTTCTTTGTAACTCTATTGCATCCCCAGACCCAGCGGCAAAAACATTCCATGTACCACCAGCAGCTTCAGTTTCTTTTCTTTTTTCCGCTCTTGCGGCATCATACTCTGGTTGCGTTTGAAATTCCAGAGGAACATATTCACCGTTAGGGTCTTTTTGCTTTCTAACTACTCCCCATGTAATTGGGGTTTTCTTAAAATTGTGAAACTTAACACCTCTTCTAGTTTCACCAAAAGGCCTATATTCTTCGCCCTCAACAGGATAAGTTCTTGGCATTTATAATATGCAAATATTTATTTATTTGTTCGACAAAAAAGCATTCGCCGCTAAAGGGCCGTCGTCAACAAATTCCCCGCTTAGTGATGGTCTTTGTGGATATTTCGGCAAAAAAGGCAAGACCTGAATATTAGGATTAAACTTTTTGTTATAAAGTTCCATTCCAGCTTTAAATGGTTTTGTCCATTGGTCGACTCCCTTAAAATATTGCATAGGCATCAAATTCTCTGTGGTGTCATATAATTTGGCCTGAGTACCTATATCCGTCGTTAAAACAGAATAACGCGGTGTAATTCCACTTGTAAGTTTTCCCGCATCATTTTGTCCACCTATATTTTTGCGCGCATAATCATGTTCATAAACTTTGGGTTGACATCCATAACAATCTACATCACTTGTGCATTGCTCGCCAGTCTTTGAACAACGCGCCAAAGGTCCGCACACATTTTCACAACTAAAAGTTGTATTAATTGGCAAATTCACAGTGTGACTGGTTTCAGGCGTACCTAAATCTATGGTAGATTGAGCGTACATATCAAACCCTTCCTTTATTCCATTACATTTATTACAAGGTTTGGTTTTGATTAAATAACTGCCCCATTTTATAATTCCCATAAACATAAATGTGGAAATAACAAGTAAAATAATATTTATAGCTGTTTTTGTTAGAAGCTTCATATTATATATTATTATTATTTTAGCATAGAAGTTAGAAATAGGAGATTTTACAAAAATTTAGTATGTTAATATAATATGTCAGACACATCTGAGACTTCCGCCATTGATGAAAAAAAAGAAAGTACAAATCCAAGTCCAACAGATCCTGCTACTGAAACTAGTACCTTTTTTACGAATCTAGTATGGCAATTATTCTACTTATTTATACTTATTATTGCAGGCGGATCAATGTTATGGAGTGCCAAGGTAGCTCAAACGGGTTTAATGCCGACGGATATAGATGCGGAACCTTTTAATTCTAATACCTTGCAAATACCACCCGTACCAATTAATATTGATGTAGTTAAAACAAAAGACGATAGCGGTGACCCAATTATAAAATCCACAAAAATAGAGTTCCCGGTTGAAGAAAATATGAATATTATAAAGTTCGGAATTTTTGGTCTAGAATCAATTCGTGAATGGACTGACGGGCCAAAATCCAGTCCATTTTGGGTGTATCTAGGAACAATTTGGCAGAAAATGTCTGTAAACTTGTCATCTACTATGTCTTCATTTTACAATATATTAAATCAGACTTGCAGTGAAAGTGTTATTATTTTTATTATTCCGTATTTGTTGTTTTTCATTTCACCTTTTATTTTTATGGGTCTTGGATTAGTGAATCTATTTTATGGGGTATTTCTATGGTTTTCTCAAATACCTTTGCTTTTTAGTGAAAGAGACGGATGTTATGAAGAAGGTGTATTTAATAAAGAAGGCGAACCGGTTTATGAAAAAGAATTGGATAAAGGCACAGGAAAATGGGTTAATAAGTTAGATGAAGATAGGGAGCCCATACAAATAATGAAAACCAGAATAAAATGGAGAGTGCCAGACGGTGCAATGAAAACTCATTGGGGTCGCTCTATTTTATATACTATTTTTGCAATTCTTGGATTAATATGGGGTGTCGGACCATTTATGATATTTTATTTTGGACTTCGAAGCACATTATCAGCTCTTTTTCTACCTTTTTATTTTAAGGCAAATATTTTGGGAGAAAACGGCAATCCAATTGATGAAAAAGGAAAACCAAAAAATTACACATGGAGTACCGCCATTGCCAATATTATAAAGTATAAATTAAGCGTTATTATGTACATTGTGTCTTATTTAATTATCAAGGACGCTTATTTGTCACTAGGTACATTGGGAGCAGTAATTGCAATTGTTGCGTGTATTATTGTTTACTCATTTTACCCAAATATTTATAAACAGCAAACTGATGTTGCCAATGCAACGCAAGATTTAGCTTCTTATGACCGACCAACACCATCTAAAAATGAATTTACAGGGGAAATTGCAGAAAGCAAGTGCAAAGAAGGTATGGCATCTGGAAAGAAAACTGTAATCAAAACGCCTTCAATATCAATGCCTTCTATTAAAAATCCTTTCTCTAGAAAAGGAAAAGGTGTTGATGTTCCTGGAAACACTACTGATTCAACAACTGGTGAAAAAACTTTTACATCTGTAACACCGGCTGGAGAACAAACAAGAATAGAACCCTCTGCCCCTCCTGCTCCTGGTAGTGAATTAGAAATGAAAACTTTTGGAACAAATGCAGAACCTATAGCAGAAGAATCTCCTCTTACCTATCCTAGCACAACGCAATATCAGTTTCCTTTAGTGGAGAAAACCGCGCCTCCCAAACCAGAACCCCCCAGAGCCACACTACAATCTCCAGGCCAAAACCTCCTCGTGCCTCGTTCACAATCCTCCGGACCATTTTCTGAAAACCCCGCACAAAATAGAAATGGAAAAGGCTCAGCAGCCGAGTTAAATGACCAATTAGGTGGATCAAGAAAAAGGCAGAGTAGAAAAAATAAATAAAATATTGATTTATTATAATGACTTCTAGACAAGCGACTTCAATGCCCAATCCGGAAAATGAAATTATTTTTACTATAGCGCGTATGAATCCACCCACCCCTGGTCATAAATTGGTAATTAAAACAATGATAGAAAAGGCGTTAGAATTGGGATTATCACAAATAAATATAATTTTATCATCTACAGTGGACAATAAGAAAAACCCAATTGAATGTGAAGAAAAACGAATGATTTTATACAATCACGCAATACCAGAAATAAAAAGAGAATTGGCCGAGGAACGACCAGAATATGCAGAACAAATTGCGGAGATGAATGCAGAAATTATTTGTATGGACGATAAAACGGATAAACGACACGGTTCTCATCCAATTTTTTCAAAGGTGAATTATGTTTTGTGTGACTTATACAATTGTTCTCGAAAGGGTGCAAAAATGTATTTAGTTATAGGCGAAGATAGAAAAGATAGTTATGATTGGATTATTGAGAGTTTAGCGTCGAGAGAATCACCAATTGATGTTGAAGTTATTGGAATAGAAAGACCCGAAGGCGCAATGGCTGCCACTTTTTTAAGAGGGCTAGCTTTAAGTGGTGATGAAGAAGATCGCGAGTTATTTTTTCAACATATGAGAGAGCTCGGTATTCCCGATTATGAAATAAATAGTGTTTATGACCAAATACAACAAAATATCAAACCAACGGTGAAGCGAGGAACTACTGCGTCACTTGCGGCTAGTGCTACTGCTAAGTCAACTGCAAGAGGAGTTAAAAGAACAAGAAAAAATAAGAAATCTAAGAAAACAAAAGCGCACAAAAAGTCGAAAAGAATGAAAAGAAAGTCTGTTAGAAAAAATAAATAAATTATTATTTAGTTTAAGAATAAATAATAATATAAACAAAGGCATTATAAGTAATTAATGGGAAAGAAATCTAAAAATACAAAAATTTCACCTTCTACAAAAGAAAACAACGCCACATATCCGTTCGTTAGTATTTGCACACCGACATTCAATCGCCGTCCTTTCTATGAAATGATAATTAAGTGTTTTAATCATCAAACTTACCCAAAAGACCGTATGGAGTGGATTATTATCGACGATGGAACCGACAAAATTGAAGATCTAGTAAAAGATATTCCCCAAGTAAAATATTTCAAGTATGATGAAAAAATGAATCTTGGAAAGA